GAGGGCGAGGCGGAAATGTCCGAGGTGCTGCACAACGCCGCCCGCAGCGGCGACACCAAAGCGGCGCTGGACATCCTCAAGCACGTCCACAAGTGGACGGCCCCGCAGTCGGTGCAGGTGCAGGTCGAGCAGCGCATATCCATCATAGCGGCGCTGGAAGAGGCGCAGCAGCGCGTGATCCAAGGAGAGATATTAGATGCAAGTGCCGATCTACTCAGCGGACGAGGAACAGAAGCTGATGGCGACCTTATGGTCGGCGCAGGTGAAGAACGATCCGGTCGCGTTCGTGAGGATGGCGTTCCCGTGGGGTAAGGCTGGCACGCCGCTCGAACACTTCACAGGCCCGCGCAAATGGCAGCTAGAAGTCCTCCAAGATCTGCGCGACCACATTAAAACAAACGGCGACCGCGACATCGATCCAGCTACGCTGTCTCGAAACTTCGAAACCTTCCGCATGGCCACGTCCTCCGGCCGCGGTATCGGCAAGTCGGCCCTTGTGAGCTGGCTTGTGATCTGGATGCTGACGACCCGAATCGGCTCGACGACTATCGTGTCGGCCAACTCAGAGGCGCAGCTACGCAGCGTCACTTGGGCCGAGATCACCAAGTGGCTTAGCATGTCGCTCAACAGCCATTGGTTCGAGGTAAGCGCCACCCGCGTGCTGCCGGCCAAGTGGATCGCGGAACTGGTCGAGCGGGATCTGAAGCTGGGCACGCGCTATTGGGGCGTCGAGGGGCGGCTGTGGTCGGCCGAGAACCCGGACAGCTACGCGGGCGTGCACAACTTCGCGGGCGTCATGCTGGTGTTCGACGAAGCCAGCGGTATTGATGACTCTATCTGGGCGGTGGCCAGTGGCTTCTTTACAGAGAACACTCCTAATCGTTTTTGGCTTAGCTTTAGCAACCCCCGCCGTAACAGCGGATACTTCTACGAGTGCTTCCACAACAAGCGCGACTTCTGGCGAAACAAGGTTGTTGACGCCAGAAGCGTGGAGGGAACTGATAAGGCAGTCTATCAGCAGATTATCGACGAATACGGCCCCGACAGCGCTCAAGCTCACGTCGAGGTCTACGGAGCCTTCCCGAACGCGAGCGATGACCAGTTCATACCGTCATCACTGGTCATGGAAGCGCAGACACGCGAACCACAAAAAGACCAGACGGCACCGATAATCGTGGGTGTCGACCCGGCGCGGTTCGGAGCGGACGCCACGGTCATCGCCATTCGACAAGGGCGCGATATTATCGCTATCCGGCGATACAGGGGTGACGACACGATGGAGGTCGTGGGGCGCGTCATCGACATCATCGAAGAGTTCCGCCCAGCGCTCGTCGTCGTGGACGAGGGCGGCCTGGGCGCAGGCGTGGTCGACCGGCTGAAGGAGCAGCGATACAAGATCCGGGGCGTGAACTTCGGACAGCGCTCAAGCAAACCGATCATGTTCGGGAACAAGCGCGCCGAGATGTGGCACGCCATGCGGGAATGGCTGAAGACCGCCAGCATACCAAACGACCGATTCCTAAAGTCCGATCTTACAGGCCCCATGATGAAGCCCGACAGTAAAGGGACTATATTCCTAGAAAGCAAGAAAGACATGAAGGCGAGAGGGCTGGCGAGCCCCGACGCCGCCGACGCTATCGCGGTGACGTTCGCGTATCCGGTGGCGCACAGGGAGGCTAGACCAATGGACAACAGACCACGCGTCAGTTATGGTGGCAACGCAGCCTCTTCAGGATGGATGGGACACTAGATGGTATCGCTGTCAGTAGGACGTGGCGAGAAGCTGTCGACTAAGGCGGGCGCTGGGCTGACGGCCAAGGGCCGGGCTAAGTATAACGCCGCGACGGGCAGCAAGCTCAAGCCGCCGGCTCCCAACCCTAAGACCAAGGCCGATGAGGGGCGTAAAAAGTCGTTCTGTGCGCGCATGGGCGGCGTGGTCGCTAAGTCGAAGAACGCAGAGCGGGCGAAGGCCAGCATGAAGAGGTGGAACTGTGGCAAGTAAGCCGGGGCTCTACGCCAACATTCACGCTAAGCGGGCGCGCATCAAGGCCGGGTCAGGCGAGAAGATGCGCAAGCCGGGTGCAGAGGGCGCACCGACCGCCAAGGCGTTCAAACAATCTGCTAAGACAGCTAAGGGAAAACGCTAATGCCGTTAGTTAAGTCAACATCAAAGAACGCGTTCCGTAAGAACGTCGCCGCTGAGATCAAAGCGGGGAAACCCGTAAAACAAAGCGTTGCGATAGCATACGCTACCAAGCGCGCGGCTGCCAAGCCGGGCAAGATGAGCAAGGGCAAGTCTTGTGGCAAGTGACGACGTAATTGCCGCTGGCAAAGTCTCCGACAATCCAGATGATGACCGTCTGGCGACCATGCGTCACCGCTTTACGGTGGCGATGGCGGCCTATTCAGACAGCCGCGAAGACGAGCTAGACGATCTGCGCTTCATGGCGGGCTCGCCGGACAACGCGTGGCAATGGCCGGCGGACGTGCTGGCGACACGCGGCGCGGTGCAAGGCCAGACGATCAACGCACGGCCGTGCCTGACGATTAACAAGCTGCCCCAACACGTCAGGCTGGTCACGAACGAGCAACGCCAAAACCGCCCGACCGCGCGCGTTATCCCAGCCGATGAGAACGCCGACCCGGAAGTCGCGGAGATCTTCGACGGTATCGTGCGGCACATTGAGTATATGTCGGACGCCGATGTTGCCTATGACACGGCCTGTGATAACCAAGTCACCTACGGCGAAGGCTATATCCGCATCCTGACCGAATACACGAAAGAGGACTCTTTCGAGCAGGACATCAAGATCGGTCGCGTCCGTAGCAGCTTCAGCGTCTACATGGACCCGATGATTCAAGATCCGTGCGGTCAGGACGCGAACTATTGCTTTATTACGGAAGACATTCCGAAGGCTGAATACGAGCGCATGTACCCAGACGCGACGCCTGTGACTGGCATGATGTCGCAGGGTGTGGGCGACCAGACGCTGAGCATGTGGGTCAGCCAAGAAACGGTGCGCATCGCTGAGTATTTCTACGTTGATATGCAGAAGGCGAAGCTGAATCTTTACCCAGACAACATCACGGCGTTCGATGGCACGCCGGAGGATCGTCGGCTAAAGAGCGCCTATGGGAAGCCGTTGCGTAGCCGTGAAAGCGACCGCCGCAAGGTCATGTGGATTAAGACTAATGGCTATGAGGTGCTGGAAGAGCGGGAATGGGCGGGCAAATACATCCCCGTCATTCGCGTGATCGGCAACGAATTCGAGGTCGACGGTCAGATCTACATTAGCGGTCTGGTGCGCAACGCCAAAGACGCGCAGCGCATGTATAACTACTGGGTCAGCCAGGAAGCGGAAATGCTGGCGCTGGCTCCTAAAGCGCCCTTCATTGGCTATGGCGGCCAGTTCGAAGGTTATGAAATTAACTGGAAGACGGCCAATACGAACAACTGGCCGTATCTGGAGGTCAATCCTGATGTCACTGACGGAGCTGGAAACCCGCTTCCGCTACCTGAACGCGCCCAGCCTCCGATGGCTCAAACGGGCCTTATCCAAGCCAAAATGGGCGCAGGCGAAGACATTAAGTCGACCACTGGCCAATACGACAGTAGCATTGGGGCGACTTCCAACGAACGGACGGGTCGTGCGATCCTCGCTCGGGAGCGGCAAGGCGACACGAGCACTTATCATTATGTCGACAACCTCGCCCGCGCGGTAAAATACGTCGCCCGTCAGCTCGTCGATCTGATTCCGAAGATCTATGACACGCAGCGCGTCGCTCGAATCATCAATGTCGAGGGCGAAGTCGGTATGGCGCGGATCAATCCGCAGCAGCCGGAGGCCGTGCGCAAGATCGTCGACGAGCAGGGTATTGAGATCATGAAGATCTACAACCCGAACGTCGGCACCTACGACGTGCATGTGTCGTCTGGCCCCAGCTACATGACCCGTAAGCAGGAGGCCATGGACACGATGGGCCAGATCCTCCAGACAAACCCGGCTCTCTGGGGCGTCGCGGGCGATCTGTTCGTCAAGAACATGGACTGGCCAGGCGCGGAGACGATGGCCAAGCGGTTCGAAAAGATGCTCGACCCGAAGGTGCTTCAGGATACGGACGAATCGCCGGAAGCGCAGGCTATGCGGCAGCAGATCGTTCAAATGTCGCAGATGATGGAGCAGACCAACGCTCAGATTCAGCAGCTCATGCAGTCGTATGAAATGCAGAAATTGGCGATTGACGAGCAGAACGCGCAGATCAAGGCTTACGACGCCGAGACAAAACGTCTTTCGGCCATGCAGGCTGGTTTGTCGCCAGAGCAGATTAGTGATATAGTTCAGGGAACTATTGCCGCTGCTTTGGATACGGGCGATATAGTTCCGCGAAACACTCCCATGCAGACTTTGCCGGGAATGGAGCCTCAATGAACGCCGAATTAGCACATCATCTGTTTGAATACAGAGACGGCGTTCTTTATTGGAAGAATCCGACAAATCCGGCAAAAACGCCGCGAGGATCTATAGCCGGATATGCCGGCAAACGGGGATACACGCACATTCAATATGCGCGTAAGATTTATAAAGCGCATAGGCTCATATTTTTAATGTTTCATGGATATATGGCCAATATTATCGACCATATAGACGGAAATATATCGAATAATCGTTCTGAAAATCTTCGCGCCGCTACGCATTTAGGTAACGCTCAGAATGCAAAAAAGCGAAAAGATAATACTTCTGGCGTAAAAAATGTGTGCTGGCATAAAAGATTGAATAAATGGGGTGTTTCCCTGTCCGTAAACAATAAAATACGCCATTTTGGGTATTTTGAAGACCTTGAACTAGCCGCTCTTGTGGCTTCGGAAGCCCGTGACAAATATCACGGCGAATTTGCGAGGGTGGCATGAGCTGCGCGGATCTGATCGGACACTTGTTCTTAGCGCGCGACGTGACGCATTCTGTGCATCTCAACACGCGGTCTTACGCCAAACATAAGGCTTTGGGCTCGTTTTACCCCAAAATCATAGATTTGGCCGATGATTTGGTGGAAACCTATCAGGGCCGGCATGGTCTGATCGGGCCAATTACGCTTCATTCGGCTGAAAAAACAGGAAATGTCGTTGAATTTCTTGAAGATTCGCTGAAAAAGATCGAAAAAGGCCGCGAAGAGTTCGGCGACGACACGGCTATTCAGAACATTGTCGACGAGATAGTTGGCTTGTATCTGAAAACGCTGTATAAATTGAAATTCTTGGCGTGAGGCTGATATGGAACTTCTGAATCCGCTTGCTGACGGCAACTTTCCGGCCCGAACGGTCAGCTATACCGGCACGGCCGGCTCTACCGCGACGTGGCCCGCAGGTCCGCAGGGCGTCGTTATCTGGTCGACGACGGAATGCTATGTGATTGTCGGCGAGGGCGTCACGGCTACGACGGCTTCTACGCCGATTCCGGCGAACACGCCGATTCCGTTTACTGTGCCTTCGGGGACGGGTGCGCCGTGGCGTGTTAGTGCTATTCAGGTCGGCACGGGCGGCGACATCTACTGCAAGCCGATTAACATACGATGAGCTGGGGCGTCGCACTCCGAAACGCTCTGGCTCTTGGGTTGGGCGGTATCGTATCTCTTACCTCGGGTAAGGGCGAGACCGATCTAACGGCAAATCTGGCGACGGAAGCCGGCGCTAATCTCGTCCAGGAGGACGGCGGGCTTATTCTTCTTTAAGGACTACTCGAATGGCTGACGTAAAAATCTCCGCTCTTCCCGCTGCTACGACGCCTGTCGCAGGAACGGAAGTTCTGCCTATCGTGCAGTCCAGCACGACCAAGAAAGTCGCTATCTCGGATCTTACGGCGGGCCGCACCATGTCGGCGGCGGCCCTGACGCTTACGACCACGCCGCTCGGCGTTGCGTCCGGCGGCACCGGCCTCACCTCGCTTACCGCTGGCTACATTCCGTTTGGCAATGGGACGGGTGCGTTTGGGAATAGCAGTAGTCTGTTTTGGGACAGCGCAAATAGTCGGCTTGGCATTGGAACAAGTTCGCCAGTTCTAAAACTGGACGTAGCAGGTGCGTCCTCTCAGATG